AATGATTTTATAATTATGAAATCTGAATTAGTACGAACTCATCAAGAATGGCAACGAGGTATTAGAGAGGACATGAAAGATATTGTCGGTGCTTTAAAATCTTATCGTTATCTTGACGAGGGTATTCAACTTGCGAATGATACATTTGAAAGCTTGAGTATTGATACTAGACTTGAAGAAAGTCAAATTATCAGAACTAACTCAACGGGATTGACTTTATATAATCCTGAAAATGTTGCGAGTAGAATAGCAGAAAGAAGAAAGGCGAAAATGACAAGAGAGGAAAAAATCGCCTTATTCAAAGAGCAACAATCTAGTGTTATGAACTAGGTTGAAATAGGGGCAATCTTAATATAAGGTTGCCCCATAACAGAAAGGAATAAAATGACAAAAGAAGATATGCAAAACTTAATTAGATTAGTTAAGTCAAATGCAGATAACAATTTAATCTTATTAAAAGAAATTTTAAGATTAAAAAAACAAGTTGAGGAACTTGAAAAAAAAGAAAGCGAGGTTGTAAATGTTGTTTAAGAAAGGCGATAAATTTACTTTAGTTGTAAAGAATGACACTCACAAAGGCGACCCTAACAAATACACAATGTTGCGTTATGGTATCTTTGACGACAAGAGCAAATTTCTTGTATCTAAAAATCAATTAACTTTTTTTGATACTACTGCAAAAGAGTATCGTAGAATGAAATTGACAAATATTTTTGGAATAACAAATATTTCAAGAATGGATAGAGAGCAAGAAATTCAGACACCTGATTTCAAGTGTCGTGCAAAACATTGCAACAATGATCTCTATGGGTGGACAAGTAATATTGATAAAAGATATTGTCAGGATTGCTTATGATACCTTTAGAAATAAAAGTTTTAATTCTAGGCGCATTAGTTTTAATGTGCCTAGAGTATTTTAAAAAAAAGAAAGCTGAAAAAAAACGACAAGAAAGGTTGGATAAAATAAAATGGTAGAAGATTATTTTAAAAGAAATCCTATTGCTTATGCTTTAGCATTAGAGGGCAAGGGATTTAATGATAATGCTATTCAATATGCTTTAGAAATTAGTAATTGGTATTCTAAAGAAAATATTGATTTAACTATGCAACAATTAAAGAAAGGTAGAAATGAAAAACATTTGTCAAAATCCTAAATGTTGCGAGAGCTCTACACAAGATCGTTGGAATAAAAAGCTTGGGGCTTATCAATCAAGGAAAGCATATTTTAAGCCTGAGCATAAAACTTCATGGGGTTATAGTTGCAAGATACTTGAATATTTTTGTACTACAAGATGTGCAAATGAATGGCTTGAAACTAATTTAGACAATATAGTTGAAAGGCAACATGCCCCTAAAAAGATAACTGAAAAAATAATTAGACAATCAGAATAAATTTTAGTAATCTTTTTAAAAAACAGAAAGGTATAAAATGACACTAAAAAAAATAGACATGAGTACAATTACAAAGGCTGTTAAAAATTGTACTACACCGACACAAAAAACCATTATAGAAAAAATAGATATTTCTTCTAAATGGGAAACTCAATTACCTTTGTATTTAGATTTATATTCTAAATTAAGTGTTGAGGGTAAAAAAGAAATGCAACGACAAGTGAAAGTTATAGGCGCATTAGTTGATCGTATGCAAACAATCAGAAAGGAAAAACAAAATGGTTAATAAAAAAGAAATAATTAAACAAGGTGTTGAATTGTTTGATAAACATTTTCCAAAAGATAAACACACAACACTAAAAGAAAAAATTAGCCTTGTTAAATTTTTCATTGAATTACATAGGCTAAATAAAAAAATCTAATCAATCTTAAATATTTCAGGCGCAAGTTTCACTTGCGCCTGATTTTTTTTGCCTGAATTTTCGACACAATAAAGTATAGCCATAGCTATACTATTTATTTAAAGATAAGAGTCTTTAGTCCTTATTATAGAGGTACCAATATAACCTCAAAAATAGTATTGAATAAAAGTATTAAAGGGTTTAAAAACAAAAAGGGATCCTAATATTAGGGTAAAGTCAAGGATCGATACAGTCAGAGATGTTAAAATCGTGACTCAATATATGACCAAGTCGAAAAAAAATATTATAAAAAATTTTGAGAACCCATCAAATGAAAGGGAATATTTACTTGCTAAACTAAAGTTAAGGCAAAGAGAAAAGGAGTCCCTGGTCAAAGATGATTTCTTAGAGTTTGTAAAACACATGTGGCCTGAATTTATAGAAGGGTACCATCATAAGATCATAGCAGAAAAATTTAATAAATTAGCTACAGGCGAAATCAAGAGACTCATTGTTAATATGCCTCCTAGACATTCTAAATCTGAATTTGCATCTAACTATCTACCTGCATGGATGATTGGTCGGAATCCTAAATTAAAAATTATTCAAACAACTCACACGGCAGAATTAGCTGTAAGGTTTGGTCGTAAAGCTAAAAACTTAATTGACTCTCCTGAGTACCAAGAAGTATTTAAAACTAAACTACAAGAAGATAGTAAAGCAGCAGGAAGATGGGAAACCGAAGGTGGCGGTGAATACTTCGCAGCGGGTGTTGGCGGTGCGATCACAGGTCGTGGTGCTGATCTATTAATCATTGACGATCCGCACAAAGAACAAGATGCAATGAGCAAAGAAGGTTTTGACAAAGCTTATGAGTGGTATACTTCAGGACCACGTCAGCGTCTTCAACCTGGTGGTTCAATTGTAGTTGTAATGACTCGTTGGTCGACAAAAGATTTAACAGGTTGCCTGCTCCATGGACAAAAAGAAGTTAAAGGTGATCAATGGGAACTTGTAGAGTTCCCTGCAATCATGCCATCGGGATTACCTGTATGGCCTGAGTATTGGAAATTAGATGAATTAGAAAAAGTAGAAGCAACTCTTCCTATTGCAAAATGGAATGCACAGTGGATGCAAGCTCCAACAGCAGAAGAAGGCGCACTCATAAAACGAGAGTGGTGGCAGGACTGGCCACATGAAAATCCACCGCAAACAGAATTTATAATACAATCTTACGATACAGCTTTCTTGAAAAAAGAAACTGCCGACTATAGTGCGATAACTACCTGGGGCATGTTCCGTGATGATGAGAACCAAATGCATATAATATTATTGGATGCCGAAAAAGATAGGTACGAGTTCCCCGAGCTACGACGCGTGGCTCATGAATCATATTTATTCTGGAGACCTCAGATGGTACTAATCGAGGCTAAGGCATCAGGGATCCCGCTAACGCACGAGTTATCTCGAATGGGAATTCCTGTAGTCAATTACACTCCGTCGAAAGGAAACGATAAACATGTTCGTGTGAATACTGTTGCACCTTTCTTTGAAAGTGGTAGAGTGTGGGCTCCTATGCATAAACAATATGCACAGGAGGTTATTGAAGAATGTGCTGCTTTTCCAAATGGAAGTCACGATGACTACGTCGATTCAATGACTCAAGCAATAATGAGATTTAGACAGGGTGGATTTTTACTACACCCTGAAGATGAGCAAGAGGAGATTAGACCTAGAGAACCTAAGGTTTATTATGGTTAAACGATTAACACGAACGATCCCACCATTGAGAGGACCTAACCCACAGGGGTTGAATGTTCCGTTAAAACAAGTTAAGATAGTCAAACTGGAGAAATTAAATGGCAGACGACAATATCGACAAAGCCCTACCCAACGTAGAGCAACAAGTAACATTACCGGGTGAAGAAGAAATCGTAGAAGCACAAGAGACGATTGAAGAATCATTACCTGGTGAACCTGAAGTTATCGAACAAGAAGATGGTTCGGTCGATATTAATTTTGAACCAGGTGCCGTGAACCAAGAAGGCACAGAAGATCATTACGCAAACTTAGCAGATTTATTACCTGAAGACGTATTAGACCAAATGGGTTCTGAACTTTATGCAAATTACACAGAGTACAAACAATCTCGAAAAGATTGGGAAGATTCTTACAGCAAAGGTTTAGATCTATTAGGATTTAAATATGTTAATCCTTCACAGCCTTTCGAAGGAGCTTCGGGTGCTACGCATCCTGTCCTCGCTGAAGCTGTAACACAGTTTCAAGCAGGAGCGTACAAAGAATTATTACCCGCTGACGGACCTGTCAGAACACAAATTATTGGAGCCATCACTCCACAAAAACACGATCAAGCAACTCGTGTAAAAGATTTTATGAATTATCAATTAATGGATGTGATGCAAGAATATGAACCCGACTTTGACCAAATGCTTTTCTATCTCCCTCTTGCCGGCTCTTCCTTTAAGAAAATCTATTACGATGATCTTTTAGAAAGAGCCGTTTCTAAATTTGTACCTGCCGATGATTTGATCGTGCCGTACACTGCAACATCATTAGAGGAAGCAGAAGCAGTTATACACACAGTAAAAGTTTCAGAGAACGATTTAAAAAAACAACAGCTAGCAGGTTTCTATAGAGACATTGATATTAGACCTGGTTATCTAGAAGATGATCCTGTTACTAAAAAAGAACGAGAGTTAGAAGGTGTTAAGAAAACAGGAAGAGATGAAGATATTTTTCAACTATTAGAATGTCATGTTAATTTAGACATAGAAGGTTTTGAAGACAGAGATGAAACAGGAGATACAACAGGAATTAAACTTCCGTATGTTGTAACTGTTGATACTGCTTCTAGAAAAGTTTTAGCAATCAAACGAAACTACAAAGCCGACGATCCAATAAAGAAAAAGATCCAATACTTTGTCCATTTTAAATTTCTTCCAGGACTAGGTTTCTATGGCTTTGGTTTGATTCACATGATTGGCGGTCTTTCCAGAACAGCGACTCAAGCGCTACGTCAATTATTGGATGCGGGTACCCTCTCTAATTTGCCCGCAGGATTTAAACAACGTGGAATTCGTATTTCTGATCAGGCTCAATCGATTCAGCCAGGCGAGTTCCGAGATGTAGATGCACCAGGTGGAAACATCAAAGATGCATTTATGACTTTACCTTTCAAAGAACCATCAGCAACATTATTACAGTTGATGGGTATTGTAGTAAACGCAGGTCAAAGATTCGCTGCTATATCTGACATGAGTGTTGGTGATGGCAATCAAGGTGCTGCTGTTGGTACAACAGTTGCATTATTGGAAAGAGGATCTCGTGTAATGTCCGCAATCCACAAACGACTATACGTTGGATTGAAACAAGAATTTAAATTATTAGCAAACTGTTTTAAAACTTATTTACCGGATGAGTATCCGTACGATGTAGTCGGTGCTCAAAGAAATATTAAACTACAAGACTTTGACGACAAGGTAGATATTATTCCTGTCGCTGATCCAAATATATTTTCACAAGCACAAAGAATATCTATTGCACAAACAGAATTACAATTAGCACAATCAAATCCTGGTATGCATAACATGTACGAAGCGTACAAACATATGTATCAAGCAATTGGTGTGAAAGATGTAAACTTAATTTTACCTCCGCCACAACCACCTGTACCAACAGATCCTGCTACAGAAAATATTATGGCAATGTCAGGTAAACCTTTTCAAGCATTCCCGGGCCAAGATCATAGAGCCCATATAGATTGTCACTTAGCGTTCATGGGGACAAACATGGCTAGAAACAATCCAATGGTGTTAGCTGCGTTAGAAAAAAATATATTTGAACATATTGCTCTAATGGCACAAGAACAAGTTGAACTAGAATTTAGAGAAGACATTCAAAGAATGGGTGCAATGCAACAGAATCCAATGATGGCTCAGAACCCTGAAATGCAGGTGATGATGCAAAACATGAATATTAAAATGGAATCTAGAAAAGCTAAACTAGAAGCTGAAATGACTATCGAGTTCATGAACGAAGAACAAAGAACTATCGGTGAGTTTGGTAATGACCCAATTGCTAAATTAAGAGCAAGAGAACTTGATCTAAAAGCAATGGATGATGAGAGAAAACGAGTTGAAGGCCAAGAACGAATAGATCTTGATCGTATGAAATCTATGATGAATCAAGGCTTACAACAAGAGAAACTAAACCAAAACGAAGAATTAGCTGAATTACGAGCAGATACCTCATTGACTAAAACACGGATGGGTATTGACGCTAAGATCGAAAATGATAGGTTCAAACAAAGAGATGTAAGAATCTTGAAAGGTCCTCGTAGATAATCTATAATAGGAGACATTATGAAAAAAAATATAAGAGATCCAAAAGTTACTCCTGAGTTAGGAGCAGATAAAGATGGGATGCAAAAAGGTGGTATCGTAATTGAAACTACTAATCCTACTGAATCACAAACTGTGGATGTAAAAGGTACTAAAAGAATTAGACCTGATAAAAAACCTGTAAAGGCGACTTGGTACTAACATGTGGTTATCGGCAATTAAATTAGCCGTCTCTGCTGGAAGTAAAATTTACGCTAATAAGCAGAGAACTAAGATGGCTATGTCTGATGCACAGCTTATGCATGCATCTAAGATGGCTCGAGGTGAGGAAGCTTACCAGGGTAAATTGTTAGAAGCCCGACAATCAGACTGGAAGGACGAGGCAGTTTTGATAATTCTCTCGACGCCGGTGATGATTTTGGCTTGGGCAGTGGTATCGGACGATCCAACTGCTATGGACAAGGTCAAGCTCTTTTTTGACATGTTCTCGCAATTGCCAAGCTGGTTTACAAATTTATGGATACTTGTAGTTGCGAGTATTTATGGTATAAAAGGAACACAAATTTTCAGAAATGGAAAAAAATAATTAAGGAGATAACACATGGCGAACCCAAGATATAACACACAGGTAACAAACCAAAGAGGTGGTTCAGCAAGAGTTGGAAAAATGGGTGGTGGCATGATGAGACCTATGTACAAAAAAGGTGGAGTTGTAAGTGAGTCTAAAAAAAAACAATTCAGAGACAATCAATCCAAACAAAAATCAACAACTAAAAAAGTTTTAAAAAAAGTAGGTAAAGCTGCTTTAATGTTAACTCCTATTGGAGCTGCAAAAGCAGCAGGAGATGCTGTTAGAAGAGTTAAAAAAATGGGTGGCGGAAGAATTGCAGGTGCTGCACGTAGAGCACAAGAGCATGGATACTACACTCCTGACATGGGTATGAAAGGTGGAAGAATGTACAGAGATGGTGGTAAAGTTGGAAAGAAAAAACCAAGAGTAAAAGTTATCGGTATCGGTAAAGCTAAAGATTATCCTGGAATTAAAAAAATTATTGAAATGAATAAGAAGGGTAAGAAAAGATTTAAAGATGGTGGTTCAGCTATGAAACCCGTAGATAAAAGTAAAAACCCTGGTCTAGCAAAATTACCGACTCAAGTTAGAAATAAAATGGGCTACATGAAAAAAGGTGGCAGAGTTCATAAGAATACTTCAAGAATGAATAGACTTGAAGAACTTGGTAGAGTTGATGCTGAGAGAGGATTTACTAAAAAAGGTAAAAAAAATCTTAAAGCAGAAAAGAAAAGAATAGTTGGGGAGCTTAAAAAATAATGGCTGAAAAGAAAAAAGCGGGGTTCCTTAGAAGAACCGTTGACAAAGTTAGAAAAAAAATTGCACCAACTTT